AATTATTTCCAGTTGATAAAAAGTTCTTCCACCTAACGCATTCAAAAGTGATCAAATTTCTAAATCCTGTGCTTCAGTATATAAAGTTCTCATTGTATTCTTCAGTCTATCTTTACTTAGGTCTACGGGCAACTCGTCAATATATTTTTCCAGCAATGTCATCGTATCTTCTGAGTTCTCAACAATATCATCAGATACATTACTTGCATCCATCTCTGAAAAGTCTTCAACGATCTTAACATCATGACAGTCTGCGGCCAAGAGCTTATCTACAAATCTATCGAATTGGAACAAATCTTTCTTATTGACTACCACCAGTTTCACATACTTATTCTTGTAGGCCGACATATCATGATTGTCATCGAATGCTGACACTGTATCATCATAGTAAATCTTGGAAAAGATGTTATATGGATTTACAATGCGTTCAAGCTCTCTTGTCTCTGTATCGAATACATGAAACCCCTTTGGGTCTTCCCAATCATTCCAGTAGATTTCATATGGTGTGCCGAGATAATACACTTGCCCATCATCTGACTTATGATGATAATGACCGCTCATAACTGTATCAAACTTTCTAAACTCTTGTCTGTCCCAACCATGATCCATGAACATGCCCTTCTGCATTTCAAAGCCATTCAACTCCAAATGACCCATACAGATTTGAGCAGAGGTTTCATCAATCATACCCATAGAATGAATATAGTTTTGACTATTAATCCAAGGCATGAAAAGAATTTTACACCCATCGAACTCTACCTCTTGTGCTTCTGGATATACCTTAATGTTACGAAATTTACCGTCTACAAGCTCCTGTAGTGAGTTCACATCGTTGGTGTTCTTATAAAAGGTGTCATGGTTCCCAACTAACATGTGTAAATTAACTTTCAGCTGACTGAATGGTAATATGAATCTTTCACGAAAATCTTTCGCAGTCTTGTACGAAACAAATTTCCTACGGTCCATAACATCGCCTAAATGAATACAAGTTTTTATATTGTGCTGGTGTAAATATGGAAAGAACACACCCTCATAGAATTTATAAAAATATTCATTAAAATTTGCGTTGTCATTTCTTGCCCCAAAATGGGTATCAGTAATTAGTGCAATTTTCAAGAATCTTTCTCCCATATCTTTATTTGTTCTGGATCGAAATACTTACTTGTCTTTTTTCCAAAGAATAAAGAGGTCACCGTTGTCCCTTTACCTTTGTTTTTGCCGGGGAAATCCATACAGAAATATTTACCCAACATAAAATTATACGCATCTAAGTTCCATGTGCCATTATCGAGAATGACTTGGCTGTTACTTTTTTGATGTTTCTCCACAAACTTACAAAATAATTCTCTTGACAAAACCTTTGGATTATTATCTACAATAATAAAATCACTAGTACTGACTCTATGTTTAAATAAATCATCATCAAATATAGTTGTGGGATTATATAAAACCAAATCTACATTTTCAGCTACATCCATGGATGCCCATTGTGGATCATTCTCGTAACTATACACTGATTTAAAATGACTTGACCAAAAAGCAGTTGATTCTCCAGAACCAATTTCAAGAAGTGTTTTTTCTTTTAGGTCTTTAAAGTTGAGTAGAAAGAAGTTCATAAAAGTAAAAGTTAAATTAGGATACGGACTTTCCATCACTATCCTCCATAAAAATTTCTAACCCTTTTTTCTTTGCTGGTTCTTTTTTCTTTGGTTTATAAACATCTTCTTCCGGTAAAAACAATTTTGTATCAATCCCTTCAACATAATAAGAAGAATCATCTCCTTCCATTGTAGTAAATGAATCGTATGCATCTCGCTCAATCATTTTGTTTCTTACATGACTTTGCTTTTTCTCTTTCGCAATTCGTCTAAGAAAAGCGTAATAGATTATTTGTGTAAAGTACGCAAAAGGATTATTAGATTTTTCTGGATTAAAGTTTTTAACATATTGCAAACAGTTTTCAATACCATCAGAAATCATATCTTCTCTGTATGTATAATTAATAAAGTTTGGTTTGTAAGATAGGTGAGTAGCAATTTTTAGAAAACACTCACCAATATAATCTGTAACAGGTGGCGTTTGGATTTCATTCTTTTCAGCAAGGTCATATCCTTCACGCCACTCAATCATTGCTCGTAAAAATTCTTTATTATCGACATAATGAATACTTTTTTTCTTTGCCATTTAAACTCCTTCTAATTATCATTATACTAATAATACACTAATAAAATATAATTGTCAAGACCCATAGGGGACTTGACAAAGGGTCAAAATTTGTCTATTATTACTATGTGGAGTCTTCAATGAATGAGTTTAGAATCTACTTTAGCTTCTCTTAGAAGGTCATCATATACCTCTTCATCCATATCTTCTTCTGGAATTAGGTTATTACTACCGTCCCAATCAGCATCAATTCTAAGCATCACATATTCATAATACTTTGATAATCCTACGGAGGCATCAGCTATCAAGATACACTGACTCTTATCTATATTGAAATACTTTTGGTCTGTAAAATGATGCATCCAAGGCGTCAGGTTCAAAGTTTCCCCCACTTCACCTATTCGGTTCTGTATTGGAACAACATCCATTTTTAATGGATTCATAATGTCGTACATCATATCATCGTGAGCGTTTAGTTCACACACAATCATTTCGCCGTTAGACAATTTCAAAACTTTATAAGAATCTAAATTCATTTTAAGTTTATCCTTTTAATTTCATAATCAAATTGTTGGTCATCATATATATTTATACGTTCTTTAAAATGTCTCAAAGTGAAATTGAGTTTAGAATCGAGGGAGAGATCGTCGGCGATATCGTATAGCCGTAACGTCTTGTCACCCCCTTGTTGCCGCAAACCCCGCCCCAGTGACTGAAGCACCCTGATTTTGCTTTTTGAGGGGCTTGAGAACACGATGTTGTGAATGTTACGAATGTTAATCCCAGTGCTAAAAGTCCCATAACTCGCAACGATGATGGCATCTTTTTCATTTTCTACAATCTCCCGTATCTCTTCTCTGGTGTCTGTATTGACACCACCATATACAAAGAAAACCTTTCTGTCTTTATATTTATCTTTAATTAAATTATAAAGAGGTTCACCATGCTTCTCTACGAATTGGAAAAGGCAGAGAGTGTTACCATTGCAATAACCCACAAGGTTGCATAGAAAAATATTCCTTTCAACCTTAGTGACGATGTATTCCAATTCTGCCGCATACTCAAAGTCCTTTACTATTTGTCTATCCTCATCAGGATATTTTAAAATTATACATTTAATTTTTAAGTCTGCTAAAGTTTTATTGTCAATTAATTCTTTAGTGGTTATTACATATCTTACTTTACCAAATAACCCTTCCAATACTAATCTGTGTGTCTGTGTATCATCAAGAGTCCCTGTTAATCCAAAACGATATTTGCATGTATCAAGTTTTGTCATAATACCTGTAAGTGACTTTGCTTTAAACAAGTGTGCTTCATCACCAAACACTGCACCAAACTGTCTAAAATATTGTCTAGGCATTCTGTGAATAGATTGCCAAGTGGATATTACAACATCCTTTGTTACTTTTTTATCATGACCTTGATATATTTTTTGACAGTATGTTTCAGAACTCCACCCATAATCTTCAAAGTCTTTATACATCTGTTCGACAAGCGAAGTTGTTGGAACCAAAATTAAAGTTTTTAGTTCCATCATCTGGTAGTAACGAATGAGACAGTATATTATTAGTGACTTGCCGGAAGCAGTAGGAGAAATAAGCAAAGAACGATTTGTGGCAATAGCATGGGCAATGGCATCAATTTGATAATCTCGTACTTCAATCCGTTTTCCATCAAGGGTTGGTCTAAGCCCTCGTATAAATCCTTGCACCACACTTCCGGCCACTGTGCGTTCACTTCTAACTCCGGTTTCCAGTTCATAATTTCCACCATTATTTTTAAGGTACTCTTCTATATAGGGGAGAAGTCCAACATATATCTCACCTGTGACAATATTGTACAATCTGATTTTTCCATCCCACATCTTGCTTCTGTATGCAGGCATGTATTTGAAACCGGGAACTTCAAAGGTAAAAAAATCATTGAGTTCAGCAGCTACGGATGGTTCAACATCAGACAAGCTTAGATATACTTCGCTCTTTTTAGATATTAGCATTTTGGAAAGTTCCGACTTCCCCATACTCACCCCTAACAATAATATTCCAAGATACACTAATTCTGTCTACAGGAGTTGGAGGAACCCAATGTTGCAACCATGCTGGAAAAATATATCCAGTGCAGGGCAAACAATTAAACTGAACCATATTTGAGTTATATTTGTTTGATTCTTTTCTTGGAGCAAGGACACTTGATTGAACTCTAGGATCAAAGAATTGAATTGGTGATGCTGGAAATTCAGAATGAAGATAAAATACTCCAGAGAGTAAGTTGTTGGAATGTGTATGTGGTGGATGTGATTGATTAGGCTTTAGATGATTTGACCACATGCTTGTAATTTCTATTTTATCAAACTTGTATTTTAAATCATTTAAATATTTCTCATTCTGTTCATGAATAATATCTACCAATTTTCTAAATGTAGATAGATTCTGTAATCCATCTTTAGATTGATTCACCATATCTTCATTTTCATTTGCTAAAATGTAAGTATCCATTTGTGTTACATCAAGTGCATTGAGATCATTAAAACCACAATTAAACTGATACACTACCGTTGGAAATATTTCGTGTTTTATTACATTAACCACGATATTACACTCCACCTTTCTCCTTTTGTTACTGGTTTAATCTCATGAGGAAACATGAAGGTAGAAGGGAAAATTATTGCAGAACCAGCTGTGTAATGAATTTCATTACCAGCAACAATAAGTTCTCCTCCTTCATAATCATCATTCGGAAACATAAAAATTGAAACCTGTGGATAACCCCATCTTTCAGTTGTAGCTAGTCGTTCCCACGATGAATTCTCAGGAGAATTATTTGCATCCTTATGTGGTTTATAACGAAGATCACAATGCTCAATCACATAACCACCAGTATCATATCTACCAATACGAAAATCAGTATGATGTGTAACATTAAATGTTTCATGTTCTTTTTTATAAAGATCAGCTACCTTGGAACGTGATTCTTTTAAAGCTTGATATAAGTTATGATATTCATGATGAACATCAAGCCAATCTTCATCGAAGTCCGCTCTAGTTTCACTAGCATTACCGCCAATAAAAGCTGATGCATTTGCGTCTGGTGGCTGGTCTGTTCTTGCACGCCAATCCCAATTACTTTCAATGATTTCTTTACACATTGCACTATCAATAATATTTTCATAATAACCAATATAATTTTTTACATCA